GAGCACATATCTGACACACACATCGAGTTCTACAGGCTAAAAGGGTCTGAGGGAGAGCTTACAGTGCTCTCGGAGCGCCTCAAAGCCGCTGTGAGAGACGTTAGGGCTGAGCCTTACGTCTGCCATCAGTACAGCGAGAGCGGCTTCAGGAGCGCATGGAGGCGCCTACAGGGCGGCATGAGGAAGGCAGGTATTGAGCCCTTCCCGTTCCACGACCTGAAGGCCAAGGGCGTTAGCGACCACGAGACCAACCACAGCGGGCACCGTAGCCCCTCAATGAGGAAGACTTATGTTCGGAAACTTCAGCAGGTCGAAGCCACCCGCTAACTTCGTAATCGGTGACGATGAGGTCTGGCCCAGCGAGTTATGTGTACCCCTTCGAATGAATCATGTCCCAGTTCAGCAGACTAGGGGCGTCAACTGGTTTCGTGATGCCCCGAAAGCAAAACGCTTCGGGAACAAATTCAAGAAACGGCTTAGATACTAGGCCAAAATCTCAAAACTCGGGAACAAGTTTACGGTGAAATCGGCACAGGTATTGACTCTCAGGGCGGTGACCCGATGGCTGTTAATCAGCGGGTCGCTGGTTCGAGCCCAGCAGACGGAGCCAACATCTAAGCGGTCCACGGACGGACAGCGCCGAGAGTAGCCACCCTTTTCGGGAAAATACTCGGGAACATCAGTAATAATCAACCGCCATTACCAGCCTAGCGCCATTGCTTGGCGTGGTGGCACCAGCGTCCCTGCACTGGGTATCTGACTGCGTTGACGCGCAGACCGCTTGGTTCAGGTAGTACGACCCTCCCGGCGACAGGTTGCAGGCAGATGAGCCGTCAGTGCTCACCCTGAATACTGCCTCAACGTAGCCGATATATGAGCAGCCGCTCACCTGTGCCCCGTCCGGGGACGACGAAACCCACATCCTAAGACCGACCCCGCCTATGCTTCCAGATGGGCCGAACGAAACATTCCCGTAGGTCTGCTCGCTGGACATGGTCATCCCATGCACCAGAACTCCCGCAGCGGGTATCGTCACGAATCGCGTGTTGCCGCCTGAGCGCCCAGTTCCGTAGTCGTTGCCAGAGTAGGCCACGTTCCTGTTGGCTGGGTGGCTGATGTACTGCACGGGCGCCACGGTGACGCAGGCGGGGCTGTAGCCCGTGATCCCCTTGCAGGGGTCGTCAGGCTCAGGAGCCTCCACGACCTCCTCGTAGGTCTCTGGCTCAACAACATCACCCATCAGGTCCTGATTGGTTATGCCGACGTGATTGTTCGCATTGCCCAGCAGGACAACCATCAACGCAACATCAGAGGAAGTAATCATGGTTATAGACTCGCAGCCCTATATTGATAATGCAGACGGTGACGTTCACCTCGCGCTGTCGTTTTCAATAGCAAAGAACGCTGGCTACCACTGGCAGATTCAGGTGCTGAAGGACGAGGTCAGGCGCCTCGGTGGAGACCCCGAGAAGGTCCTCGACGAGAACCCGATGGGCGCCTAGAGGTCGATGATGTCCTTCCACTGCACGAGCATCTGCTCACGGGTCGGTAGGCCATCAGGCTCGACTTTAGTTACCTTGTAGTCCTCCCATATAGGCCTAGCTAACCGCTCTTCTGGCGTCAGCCTGAGCCTATCCTGCACGGCCCTAGCCTCTACCTCTCCGCCAGCGTACTCATACCGCTGGCGTTTATCCATCGCCCTGATCTTGTTGGACTTCTTATCGAAGTGATCAGCCTTGATCGAGTCTCCGCGATGCTTGTCGAGCTTACGCTCAGCCCTCCTGACGCCATTCTTGGCGGCTTTAAGGTCTCCTGCATCAAGCAGGCCCTCACCTATCGCCCTAGAGGCATTTGATCCCGTATTGCTGACCTCGAACGCAGCCTTGTTGGCTAAGTAGGTCCATGCATTCCTCTGCCACTCATCCCTAGCCGGTCCCGGCTTCTTGGGCATGACACCAAACTCGCGGACAATGTCGTCGCCGTGCTCGTACCACATGCTGTGCTTTCCGATCTCTCCCGGTCTGGGTGGGTTCTCAGCGTAGTGACGGTATTTCAGGACGCGCTCTGCGCCGCTGTAGGCCACTAGGCCCTCCATCGCGGAGTCGTACTTCCTGCGCCCAGCTTCAGCCACCTCGTCGTAGTGAGCAGTGGCCCAGTCACCGGCAGCGCTACCAGCCTTTTCCATATTGGAGCCCATAGAGAAGCCCTCACGCTGCTGAATGCCGTGCTGTATTTCGTGCAGCAGCGAGCTGGTGGCATCCTCCTCGCTGGCGAGCTTTGTGGGGTTTAGGTAAATAGTGCCCGTGTCTGGGCTGTAACCAGCGGTCGCGCCGAAGTCTGCAGCAATTACCTTGGACTTTCCTATCTCAGGATAGGCGTCGAACAGCTCGTCGTGCGAGAGTACGTCCTCAAGCAGGCCAAGCTCCACTCTGCCAGCGGGCTCGTCTCCGTGCTTTGCCACCTTCAGCGCCAAGTCCTTGATGGTCTCGTCGTCGATGTCATAAAAGACTGCGTCGTGGTCGCTTATCTCGTAGCGCATCTTGCCGTCGGCGCCCGCGAACCACTCCTGACCGTGTGGTGCGCTTGCCTGCCTCTGCATCTCAGCGCGGCCTTCCATGTTGCCTAAGAGGCCCATCTCGACCTCCTCCGCAGCTTCTCTGGCTGCCTTATTGGCGGTATCTGCACCTGCCCCGGCAAAGATACCGAGCCTGTCAGCCCCGCCTCTTATCGCCTTACCGGCGACATCTCCCACCACCGGAATCTCCCCCAGAAGCGTCAGAGCGCCCTCGAAGGCAGCCTCGCCGTAGTTACCCTTGTCCAAAGCCCTGACGGTGTTGTCTACACCGACGCCAGCTCCCACGAGCGGCAGGAACTGAGGCGCGATAGCGAGCCACGGGGCGATCTTCTTCGCTAACTCCTCGTCAACGCCAACGCCTAATAAGCCACTCTGCGTGGCGTTAGTCAGGTTGTCCTCAATGCTCGTGTCTAGTAATCCCATCAATTAAATCCTAAACTTTTCGTAGTTGCCACTCTGTAACTCGATCTGGATTACATCGTCGAGCGCCGGATCGTCCATGGATAATCCCCACTGCTGAGCCCACTTCTGCTCAAGCCATAGCGGGTAGCTGTACTGTGGTGTGGACTCCTCGCTGACAAAGTCGAGGAGCTTGCCGCCCTTGTGTGCCTTGATTGCACGGGCCTGCTCTGCGGCGCTGTAGGCCGCTGAATCCGAGAACTTCTCAACGTGGAGAATGGTCCCGTCATCTTGGAATTTTAGTTCGCCTGAAACCTTCATAAGTCGTCCTTTACTCACATCGGGCGTAAAAAAGCCCTCCCCGAAGGGAGGGCGTATCGGTTAGCTCTTACTCTGAGGCAGCTGCTGCGGCAGTATATGTTGCCATATGCCCGCTTGCCTTCTCATTCAGGCAGATGAGCGTGTGCTCACCGACGATCTGGCCGTGCATTGAGTCGCCAGTTTTGGCAAGTTTCTCTTGCTTCCAACCGCGCAACGTAGCCACCTTGAACTTGCTGGAATCTACGATGTAGATAGAACCAGCAGGCATGAAGCGATCAGGGATAAAGCTGATCTCGCCCCAAGGCGTCTGATAGCGCACGACGTTGTTGTTAACAGTCGTCAGAGCGTTCTCAGTGCGGGCGTTGTTGTTGCCCTCTAGTCCAGCCACACAGGCAGCCATCAGGTCAGCGCTCAGGTATACGCGGTCGGGTTCCCCGCCCTCGCTCCAGATTGCCTGCAGGATGGTGTCGAAGTCAGCCTGATTGAACGCAGCGCCAGAGCCAGCAGCGAAGCCGCCAGTGCCGTCTGCGGCAGTTGGGAAGGTAGCGTCACCAACCGTGTTGGTAGTGATCCACCCGCCGACACCACAAAGCTGTCGAGCCTTGGTGGTAGAGCCAGCGTCACGAGCCTGAGTGCCCAAGAGGGCCATTTCGAGGTCACGCTTCAGCTCTTTACCAGCAACCAGTGCCTGCCGTGCGTACTCTTTATCTCTCCCAGCGAGCGATAGGGCTGTGGCAGTTCCCGACACTTTGAAACCTTGTTTTCCAATTCTGGTGTAGTTTCCTACCCGAACCGTAGGGCTAAATGCCGAGCCAGTGTCTTCGCCTTCGACCACGCCATCGACTGAGGCGTCGCGCAGTTCTGCGGTTTGCCACTCGACGTAGGTGTTCTTTGCAGACTCTTTTCCACACTTTGTGAAGAAGGGAGTCTCTGTGGGTGAGATATCGCTGATGATATCGTTGAGCTGCTCACGGATACCCGTGATTCCGCCCTCGTCTGTATATCCGGGGCGGTTTAAGTCGCCACCATATGAAGTTCCAATTGTAGCCATTGTTGTTCTCCTGAAAATTTAAAAGAAAATTACTCGATCATTAAGCCGATAGCGTCCTCAATACTTCCAGACTGCTTCAGCTTCGCGCGTTGCTTTTTCCTAGCGCTTTGCTCTGCGGTCACCTTGCGCTTCTTGGAGCGCACGACCTTGTTCTGAACTTTCTGCTCGACCTTCTTCTTGCCTGACGTACTGTTGAGCTGCTGGTATTTCACGGCATCCATCAGTATTCGGACGTGACGGTGGTCCATCAGCTGGGCGATCTCCTCGGGTGCGAAGCCATAGGCCTCTGCCGCGGTGCTCACTAGCCGACTTTTCGCTTCTCCGCCTCTCTCCTCGTCAAACAACTCTGGGGCAAATCCCCTCAGCAGCTCGGCCTCTTTTGAAAGGTAGGCCTGCTTTGCAGCCTGCTGGGTCTCTTGCGTTGCTTGGACGTGCTGCTGCAGGTAGTCCAAGCGCTGCTGGTACTCGTTCACTTGGTGGTCATATGCCAGCTTTCTCTCCATGTAGGCCATGGGGTCCGACTGGAATAGTGACTCGTCCGGCGCCACGGGTGGCGTGCTCAGGGTTCCATCTTGTAGAAGATTGAGTGCCTGCTGAACTTGTGCCCGCTCTTGCGCTAGGACTGCATAAATGCTTTCGGCCTCTTTACGAGTCTCGGCGACATTCTGCATCTGCTGGTTTATGTAGCTCTGTCCAGAATAGCCTCGCTGCAATTCTTCGAGATTTACCTCTACCTCCGTGCCGTCAACCTTGACGGTGTAGGTTTGGGGCTCCTCATCCAAATCGTCGGAGTCGCTTTCTTCAAAAGTCTCATCAACCTCTTCATCTTCGTCGTCTGCATCCTCATCGAGGGTCTGCTCTGACGCTTCTACTTCCTCGTACTCCTCCTCGGCTTCCGCCTCGGGAGTTTCCTCTTTGACAGGTTCAGGCTGCCCCTCTGGCTCGAACATGCGCTCCAGAAGCGCCTCCTCGGTTGGTGCGCCTAAATCATCGCGGGCTGGTGATGCCTCTGTCCCGGTACCGACAAATTCCTGTTCACTCATACTATGACTCCCTGTCAATTTTCGCGTCTGCCGAAATGGCGTCGAACGCACTTTCCAAATACCCCACGGCCTGAATGGCTTGGTGGGCCTCAATAACCTGCTCCGAGCTGGAGCGTGGGTTGCTGAAGATCGTTGTGGCGTCGTCTTTGATGCCACCTAATACGTAGACTAGGACCTCGTCTTCTCTGAGAGTTTTGACTCGGCCCGCTAGGTCCTGTTTATTCATTTATTGCGCCGTCCTTGGTGCATTCATTTTTGCGTATAGCCCCGCCTCATCTAGGGCCGCCTTGTTGTCCAGTGCCGCCGCGTCTAGCGCGATCTTGGCGTCCAGCTTGTCCCGTTCTAGGTCGCGGTCCATAGCGTCCTGAGCGAACCTAGCCTGTAGCTGCTGCATGTCGGCCTGCTGCTTCTGTTGCATCTTCGCGGCCTCCATCTGGCCCTTCTGCTGCATCTCGGCCTGCTTGATCTGCATCTGCGCCTGAGCCTTGACCTGCTCGGCCTGCACCAGTCCGGCATTCGGATCGGGCTGTTGCTGCTGCGACTGCTGCTGCGCCTGCTGCATGATCTGCTGGGCTTTGGCGTCGTCAACCGGCTGGAAGTACCTGTCGGCGTTCTGCACGCCTGATAGGCGTAGCATGTCGGCGATAGTGTTGATCATCTCTTTTGGCCCCACCACGCCGTTGGCCATGCCGAACTGGCTGATGATTTTCTCCTGAGCCATCATGGCCTGCTGCAGCGCCATCAGCTTCTGTTGCTCGTTGCCGGTGCCCAGCCCCACGTTGACCTGTACGTCCATGTCCGTGTCCCAGCTGGTGGGATCAAACTGCACGTAGTCGGTGCCGGATACCTTCTGCATCTGCTCGTCCGAGGCGTTCTCGATAACCAGCTTCAGCAGACGCTTGAATAGGTGCGTGACGCCACCCTCTGCAAGGTTCCGTGCAATCAGCTCAAGCGATGCCGTGTTGTTCTGCACCATTGCCTGAGATGCTGCCGCGCTGGTGCCCGCCTTCAGCGTGTCGGCGTTGAGGCCGTTTGAGGCGCCCGTGACGCCCGTCTTTGCCTCACAGTTGCGGTCTAGGTACTGCAGCGCCTGAAGCGTGTCAGCGGCCATGAACGGCACCGTGAGGGGCATTACTGCGTTGGGCTGCTTTACACGCACGATCCCGCCGATCTCATTGTTGAGCAGGTCGTCGATGTTCGCGGCAGAGTCCAGTATCTGCATACGCGGGTTATTAGTCAGCGCCGTGTTGTCTAGGATGCCGCGCATGATGACCGTCGCAGAGTCCTGCTCGGAGAACAGCACGTCGGCTATCGACTGGCCATAGAACGCGTGCGGGATAGGGTCCGCGCAGAAGTTTACATATGGCACATCGTCATATGGCTCGTAGCTGAGCATCTTGTACTTGGTGCCGCCCATGAGGAACTTATGCGCCTGAGGTATGCCGGTGCCCTCTGCGTCTACCTTCATATAAACTTCAGTTAATAGCACCTGCTTGGATGCTGGGTCGAAGCCCTCCCGAGTGTCGTCGTAGTCAATGCGCTCGAAGGACTCCTCGTCCTCGATCTTGTCCAGCTCCGAGACAGTGTCCCACTCAAATCCCATCTCAACCAGCTCGCCCACGGTGACCTCCATGCGCTGGCCGCAGATGTATGCGTCCTCGATGCAGGTGGCCGATGCGTCAATGAAGAACTGCTCCGGTGGAACGCTCTCCATCTTGATCTCGCCGGTCTGTACGGTCTTAACGACCTTCAGGTCGTGGGTGACCATGGAGCCCATCTCTGAGACGACCTCGGTGGTCTCGTGCTCAAGGATCTCAAAGTCAGGGTTGCTGGCGATCATTGCCATCTCCTGCTCGTTGAGGTCCGCGTACTCGATGATCTCCTGCTTCTCCTCCGGGTCAAAGAACACCTTAGCGACCCCGTTCTTGCAGAGAAGCGAGTCGTGGAATACGTCCTGCAGGAGCTGATAGCCTCCCTGCTTGTTAAACACGACCTTGCAGTATTCAGAGGCGTTCTCGGCCATCTGGGCCTGCACAGGATTAACCCCTATGAACTCCACGGGGTTCTCTGACTGCAGGAACACGCGCATCAGGCTGGGCTTGATCTGGCGGATGGTGTCACGAATCTTTGTGGACACGATCTTGGATCGTCCCTGCTCGTGGCCCACGTCGCACTTGCCCTCGTAGTAGCGCATGGCTCGGGTGCGGTCCGGGGAGATATTGCCCTCGACATAGTCAACGGCCTCCTCGATGGCGCCCTTTACGACGTTCCTGACTTCCTTGTCAGTTAATGGCTTTGGTTTATTCATTTAATAGCCCTCTGGCATTCATTGCTTCTCGCTGCGCCTTTGTTAGCTTGGTTTGCTTCATCGACTTAATCATGTTTTCGGCGGCCATATTTCCGATGCCCCGAGCAATGCCGTGTACCTTTGATCCGGGCTGCGCGTACTTGCCCAGAGCGTTAAAGATGCTGGTGTTGTTCGATCGGCTCGGGAACGCTCCGAATGGCTCATTGCCCACGTTCATGGCCGTCTCTGATACATCCCTCAGGGTCTGCGCCTGCTGCTTACCGAACAGGGCGTCCAGCTTCCCGGCGTCGTCTAGCTCCTTGATGGACTTGCGTAGCTTGTTATGGTTTAACCCAACACGGTCGATACCCTTTGATGCGTCATCGACAATATCCTCAAGCACCTTTTGCGTGTACGCCTGCCACACCTTGGCGCCGTCTGGAGCCTCAACGATCTTGGCCTTGAAGGCCTCGATCTCTCGCAGTGGTGCCCTGTTCACGCGCTTCAGAACATCCGCGTCTGCGGTCCTCTCGGTCTCGCTCCGGCGCTTTTTCTGGCCTATGTCTCGGTTGATATCGGTCTCATCGAACTGACGCTTAATATCCCTGTATGAGGCTCGTGCGGCCTGATACTTCGGCGCCGACGGCGAGGCGTTCAGGGCCTTGTCAACGCCTCCCGTCAGGAGGGTCCTCAGGGGCTTGTCGTTCATGAAGTCGGTGTGTCGGTTTACGTCCTGCCGGAAGTCCTCAAGGTCCCCTATCTTTGCGGGCCTAGACGGTCCCTGCATTCCCCTCTGCATCGGCAGATCAATGCCGCGCTCACTAGCAAGATTCGCCAGCGTCCTCATCTTTCCGGCGTCCGCTACGTGGTACGCCTCATCGAAAGCCTTCTCCCACGCCTGCATGACCGGGTCTGTAGAGATCGGCGCCTCCCACTCCCCTGCCTGCTTTGCCTCGGCATATAGTGCGTTCTTGGCGTCCTCTGCCTGCCTTCTGGACTGGTCAAGCGCGGCCTTTAGCTCGCGACCCAATCCGGGCACACCATCAACATTTGCCGCATTCTCACCAATATCGTCAAGAATGCCGCCAAGGTTTGCCTGTAGCGCCTTCTGCTGCTCAATGCTGAATTGATTCAGCTCACCCTCTGGGTCGAGCTTTCTCATCTCCTGCTCGTCTGTCCAGCGTGCTGGGTTGCGTGTTGCCTGAGCCCTTGTCAGCGGCACGGGTACAGGGAGGCTGTCAGCCGTCTCGATGCGTTGCTGTGCCGGGGCCACACCGGACGATCCGGCGCTGTTATCACTTAGCAGTCCGTCCTCGATCTTCTGCTGGCGCTCAATCTCGGCCTTCTCTGCCGCCCTCTTGGCAATTGGGGCCTTTATGTCATCAGCGACAAGCTCACCCATCTGCTTGACGCCCTTGGCGCCCTGCTTCAGAGCAAGTCCAGCACCAAAGCCGCCCACAATGTCAGGGGCCAGTTTTGCAATGTGGCCCAGAAACGGGGCAGCAAAGTCCGTGTACTCGTTAGAGCCAACGGCCTCGTTGGTTGCATCTCCGGCACGGTCGCCTAGGCTCATGAACCACTGCAGCGTGTCGTTATCCAAGAAATCGCCAATGGCTTGGAGGTTCTCCTGCGCGGCCTTATTTGTCGGGCTGTACTGGGTCGCCTCGGCAATGGAGTCGGCAGCACCCTGAGCCTCCTCGTAGCTCGCGCCACCTAGTGCCGCAAGAGGCGCTGTGATCTGGCCGAGGCCGCCAAGTGCGGCGCCACCGACAGCTAGGGCGGTCTGCCCGTACTCCTCCAGCTTGCCGCCAGAAGAATCCCCGGGCTGGGCCATTGGCTGCCACTTGTTCCCGATGTACTCAAAACGCTCACCGGTCTCGGGGTTGGTAGCCGTCTTGATTGGCTGCCACTCCCCGCCCTCGTAAACGTATCGCTCACCGGTCGTTGGGTTGGTTGCTGTCTGCATTTTTGCCTCTTATTGGTCTAAGACCGCCCCTTGTGGGAGAGTTTCTGACGGGTCTGGCCTAGAAATCTCGTATGGGGTATACGTGTTGCGCCCATATACGAAGCCGTACTTGTCATCCTCAAGCATCCCATTAAAGTCGGTGATGGCTCGCTCTTTATCGGCAATAAGGCGCTCCAGCATCTTCTTGTATGCCGCGTTAGTCATTTTCTCTGAGCCTGCAATACCCTCAAGGAATCGAGCAAATTCAGCAGGTGTGTCCATGCCTCGCGCACCAAGCCCTGAGGTCTTGAACCAGTCCATCACGCGGCGTGTTGCTCCGGCCTTCAGCAGCTGGTTAGTGGTTGCCTCACCGGAACCCATCCCAAGCTCTTCCTGAATCTCCGCCTTCCATCTCTCGATGGGCGCAAAGAATCCCTCGGCCCTTGGCTGGTCGGCCATAGCGAGCTCCTCACGCAGCCCCGGGAGCTGGTCGGTTGCTGCCTTGGCCGCAGTGTCGGCGGTGGTGAATCTGGTCGTGAGCTCTGTTGAGCTGACGTCAGCGCTTTTCCTCGCCTGAAGCCCAGCAAGGGCCTCCTCTGGGCTGACGGCCTGCATCCAGCTTCCATCCGCGTTTCTATACAGGACGCTTCCATCGGGTCGCTCAATCACATTGCCGGCGCGCTTCAGGTTCATGAACTCGGCCTGCTCAGTCTCGTCGAGTCCCTTGAAGAAGTTGTATGTCTTAACCGCCGCTGGGTCTTGTGGGTCAGCTGAGCTAATGTCTCCAAACGATGAGCGCATCGCCAGCTCCATGTACTTCTCCCGAGACTCCTCAGGAAGCTCCAGTAGCTTCGACGCCAGCTCTGGGTTGGATCGGATGATCGCGTCCATTGTCTTGTTATTTTTTCGGTTCTGCTGAGCGCCTGCGATCTTCAGCATGTTGGCCTTCTCCTCTCCGGGGCTGTTGCCCCTGAGGGTCAGGCTACCGAACGCGTTGCTCAGGCGTCCGCCCAGCTCGTTCATGAAGTCGCCGTCCTTGTACCACTTCTTGTCCATGTTATTCATCTGCCAGATATCGTTTTCGGCGTAGATCGGCTTACGGTCAGGCGTCTCCACCTCTTGGAATACTCCGGCCCGCTTTGGGGTCGTGACCTTCGGCAGCATGCTATCGATGCCAACCTTGTCCCTCTGAGGCGCTGATACCTCTGGGAACCTACCGGACCGATCGGGTGTCGTGATCGGTTGCAGTGGGCTTTTCTGGCCGAACGGGCTGCTGGCCTGCTGCGGCTGGTATCCCTGCTCTCCGGGCATAGGCGGAGTCTTGTTGCCGAACGGGCTGCCGGCGCTCTGGGGCTGATACCCACCCTGTCCCGGCTGCGGGACAAACGGCGGGGTTGCCTGAGGCGGCTGACCCGGAAGCGTCGGGGAGTTCATCCCCGAAATCTTCTTCCAGTTGTTGAGTAAATCCATCAGGTCCATATTATTTCCCCATTCCCATAAAGCCAGCGCCCGCCTTCAGGTAGTCAAAGGCACCCGGGGTGTAGCCCTCTGTCGTCGTGCCGCCGCCGGTTAGTGAGCTGAGCGCTGCAAGCATCTGGTCGTACTGAGCCTGTGGCGCCCCCGTGAGCCTCTCGAAGTCCTGACGCTGCTGGTCGATCAGTGCTTGGTTCTGCTGGTCGATTGAGCTGCCAACGCCCTGCATCGAGTTCATTGCGTCTTGACCCATCTGCCAGCGATCACCGCCCATGTTGTAGGCCTGATTTGCGGCATCAAACTGCATACCCTGCTGCCTCATGGCAGCCTCTAGCGCGGACCGTTGGTTCTGGCCCTGCTGGCCCATCATCGCCGCCTGAAGCTGTGCGTTTGCGCCGGTGGCCGCGTTGCTAGCGGACGTTGCCGCCTGCAGGTTGGCCTGCTGAGCCGCCATCTCGTTGCCGCTCGCCAGAGAGCCCATGAACTGGCTCCTGTCGTTGGCAGAGGCCGCGTTGGTCATGCGTGCCGCGTTCTCTGCCTGTGCATTAACGCCGCGCTGCTGGTTCATGGCGTTTACATCGCCCATGGCCGCGCTCTGCGCGTTCTGGTACCCCTGATTCCTCAGGCCGGCAGACGTGCTGGCCACCTGACGCATGTAGTCGGCATTGTTCTGCGACTCCATGATCGCGTGCCGGTCGCCGCCAAATGCGCCGCCCTGAGTTGCTGCAACGCCCGATGCGTTCATCGCGCTGTCACGGGCACGCCCCAAGTCGGCCATGGATTGGTCGATCACGTCGCGCGTGTATGGGTTCATGTACTGGCTGATGTCCTTGTCGGACAGCTGCTGCGCCTGATAGCCCTGAGCGGACACCTGCGCGGGGTTGTAGTCGTACATGTCCTGACTGGGCGCCTGCATCATCGGCAGGCCGCCACCGCCACCTCCGCCGCCAACCATGCCGCCACCCATGCCGCCGAACGATCCGCCGGATCCTAGGCTGCTTATCATGTCCATGATCCCCTGATTGCCACCCATGGCGTTCTGGAAGAAGTCCATGGCGCCATTCTGGGCGTTCAGGCCCGTCTCAAAGGCGTTAGGACCCTGTGCGTTAGGGGTAGGTGTGGGTGGTGGAGGCGCGGGCGCAGGAGCAGCCGTAGGAGGCGCCGTGGGAGTTGCCGTATTGTAAACCTGAGGCTGCTGCGTTGAGGAGCCTCCCTTCCCGCCAATGCCGCCAAAGCCGCCCATCGTGCCGCCTTTGCCGCCTGCGGCTGCCGTGCCCGTGTTGTAAGGGCTATAACTTGCCATTGAAGTCATTCTCAGCCTCCGAATTTTCCGTACAACTTACCCAGAAGGCCCTGAGGAGCTTGGCCGCCGATGTTACCGGGCTGCACATTCATCTGAGGGTTATATCCGGGCCTTGACCACCCGCCACCACCGCTAGGGGCCGTTGGAAAACCACCCGGCATATTGGGGCGAGCAAATCCGCCACCACCGCCATATTCAAAGTTAGGCATGGGCGTTACCGACATTGGCTGTTGTGGTAGACCGCCGCTTGTCATGGCAGGCTGCATCTCCCAGTTTGGCATTGGCCGCTGCATTGGCTGTGGGTTGTTTATCGCCTGATTCGTCTGAGCGACGTTTGGCGCGGATCCCTGAAACGGCCCCGGACCAAACGGAGTCATACCGCCGCCCTGAGACATTCCGCCCTTTCCGCCACCGTTAGTTCCGTTGCCGGCAGGCATACCCTTGCCGCCACTCATGGGCTGCTGAGGCCCTCCTGCTCCCTGTCCGCTCATCGTCTGTAATTCCTATACATGTTGGCTATGTCCGCGTAAGAAGAACCGGGACGCTGTGGTTGTGTGTTTGCCTTGGAGTTCTTGTACCAGTCGGCCTGCTGGACAGCCTTGCTCGGGTCCATAAGTCCGGGGATAAGCTGGTTGAGAGCCCTAACGGCGTCAGGGTCCTCACGGTGCTGGCGCTGCAGCTCCTGCTGCACACCACGGTATGACGTGTAGCCCTTCAGGCCACCCATCTCGCGCTCGTGCTCGGGGAGGCTGTCTGTCGGCTGCCCCGTCGCCATGCCAAGGCCCAGAAGGTTGGCCATGTCGTTTGTCTGGTTGTAGTAGTTCTTGGTGACGTCCGACGGCGCGGCCTGAACCAGCCCCATGTAGTTAAGTGGCTTGGTCTGGGAGAGCTTGTCGCCCCGATCAAACGACTTCAGTATCCTCTGCTTGAACTGGGGATCGATCTCTTGCTTTGTCTCTGTCTCCCCTCCTTTTCCTCCACTCATACCTCGAACTCCTTCGTCACGTAGTGTAATTTTTTGGCGCCGTACCCTATGTCGGTCAGCGCCTTCACCCATCCCGGCCTTCCGTTAAGGGATATGCCGTGGCAGTCGCAGCTCTTTGCAAATGCCTCAAGGTCGTCGTTTATGTTCTTGATCTCGTCCAAGTCGCCACCCGCTAGGAATACGTGCAGATACCGCTTGTTCGGGAAATTGTGGAACTCGGTAATGAGCGCCGAGTTCTCTGTGGGCCACAGGTGAAGGCTGCCGTTGAGCACCCCGTTTACTATGTGGACGTAGTCGTGTGTGTTACCACCGTGGTCGAGCGCGGGCTGGATGAAGGGCTTAACCCTCAGTACTTCCCTGTGTAGTTCGTCTGGCTGCGTCATTTAAGCTCCTCGCTATCCCTGCGTCGGCCTCTAGTGCCTGTATCCTCTCCTCCAGCTTCTGCATCCTGCGCCGTAGGTAGTTGTCCATGTCCTCCGCCCAGAGTTGAGTGTCACCGCTGTAAGGTGGTGGTGACTCCGGCGACCCTCGGGCGAAGTCCTTTCGATCCGAACTCACCGTCTGCCACCGCCGCCGACCAGCACACGCATGTCACCAATGCGTACATCCTTAGCGCCATTGGGGTCATCGATAACATTCACGCGCATCCTCATTTGTCGGCCTGTGAATCTCACATCGGTCTGCGGCTTCACCGCGTATGGTCCAAAAGCAATCTCATCGCCCTGCGGCTGGAATCTCGTTTTGAACTCCAACGTCACGCGGTCCTCTGGGATGCTGTCTGTGATTACCTGAGTGGCCTTGATGACCTGATCGCCCTCGCCAATACTTATGGGACCACTTTCGGCCCACGGGCTGTCATCTCCGTGTTGTGCGTTCTCAATCTCGTGACGCCAGATATTGTTGTCGGCATCGATCCAGATCGGGTCGTTGAAGATGCCCGAGTCCACGCCAGCGTGGCGGGTTATGCTGCCCATGCTCCAGATGTTCTGTGCGTAGTCATATGAGACGTAGCGATCGTTGTTCTTCTTGATGACGGTCTCACCGTCCACAACAACCGTCTCGCCATCTTGGTCACGGCTGGTGTAGAACCACACGATCTCGTTGAACTTGGCATTGGCCACGGCAAAGACGTTGTGGTGAGAGCTGGTGTCCATGAACCGGAATACGCGGTCGCTAACCTCACAAGAGAGCTCTCTAACTGCCGAGCCGTCATAAACATAAAATCCATCGCGGCCCATCCAGAATGCACCCGCACCTGTAGCCGCCGCCGCACGGTCAGATATCACTCCGCAATTCTTACCCACCTGCTGGAATCCATAGACCAGTGGCGGGCCAGAGTAGGTCGCCGTATGCGCGTCTGTGGTGGTGAGTATCAATGTCCGCCCGCGTACACGCAGGCCGCAGCGAATGGCGCCGTCCGTCTGAAGCTCAAATCCACCAGCCTCGTTCTGTGGGCTGATTGCCCAGACATCTGGAGCCTCTCTGTCGCTCCAAGCCACGCGACGCACGTTAATCCTTGACCCGTCATCCGCGCCAAGCGCGAAAACAAAACGCTCCTCGGTCGCGACCAGAGACAGGCAACGCGGTGCGTTCTCAAGCTCGGCGAATTGCTCGCCCTCATCCTCTGAGGGCTTCCAGCACCACAGGCGCTGGTCGGTGGTTGATACAGCGAGTAACCACTCGCCGTAGTTATCAAGTGTCCAAGTGGTGGCCGGCAGCTTAGTCTGGCCCTCAGTCTGTCTAGGTGTTCCGTACGACTGCTTGCCGTAAAGTCCACCGCCGTATCCAGCGTTAAGCACAGGCGTCTCAGCGCCCAGCAGATCCTTGCCCTCGGTCAGATTGGTGACATCACCCAGACCGCTCATGGCGTACAGATTCTTGGGTGTCGCCACGCCTAAGTAGTAACCGGCGCCGTTAGAGCCAGAGGCGTCATTCAGGAACCAGCTATGCGCCTCCCGGGCGACCATGTCATCTGGCAAGGTCACAGGGGCTGGGTCGTGATCTGGGTCTCCCGGCTTGCTGTCCACATAAGCCACCCAGCCGCCGATAGGGAGCATGGCTCCCTGATCCCACCGCATGAGGTTGGCATCGTACCAGCGGTTTTCGCACTGGTACGCCGTTCCGTGCCAGCGCACTCCGGGCGGAACTGATAGCTTCAGATACTTCATCAAACCGCCTCAATGTCTGCGTTGTCGGGGTAGCTAAATCGGATGCCCCAGATGATCCTTACACCACCGCCACCGGAGCCGTCTTGTGAGTTGCCCCCGCCAAATTTTGCGCCGTTGCCACCAGAGCCGGGGTTGCCGTCTCTGGGATCGGAGTTAGCAAGCTCCGGTAGCTGTGCGCCTGTAGCGCCCCTGCCATTCAGGCCGACACCGCCACCCATGCCGCCGGGGATACCGCCTAGCACAATCCCATTGGCGACGCGCTTCCTGTCGCCACCACTGCCAGCACCAGAGCCCTCATCTGCCGCGCCTTGATTCGCTCTGCCGCCATTGCCCATGTATCCGCCAGCACCGCCGCCAGCTCCCAGATACTGAGAGTTTTCGGAGTAGCTGACCGTGCTACCGCCATTGCCGCCACGACCGCCGCCGCCAGACTGATCTGGCCCGATCGTGTAGCCGCCGCCGGACCTTGTCCCGCCTCCAGCCTCTATGATGAGAGTGCCTCCGCGCTTTACGCTTGAGTCACCGCCCTCGTACCCAACGGCCCCAACGCTCACCGTCAGGGTCTCTCCCGGCTCGACCTCAATGTCGTTTGCCCACGCAAGACCGCCGCCACCGCCCCCGGAGCTGGTGGTGCCGGAGTAGTTTCCGCCCGCGCCGATGCAGCAGGCGTGGACGCGCCTCACGCCGAGCGGCACGGTGAAGCTGAACGTGCCGGCACCCGCATAGACGCGCTCGCCTATGTATAGGTCGGTGTCGCTGCCAGTGGCCGTTAAGAGCTTTGCTTTAATCAAGATGCAGTACCAGCAAACGCACCGATAACTCTCGTGCCGGTGTTGTTAAGGTTGAGCGAGAAGAACTGAATGACGTTCACGCCAATATTGAGGTCGGGCGCTCCGCCCCCCGTCCACATGATCTGATTGGCGGCACCGTTGGCCTCCCAAGTGACCTGCGTGGCGTTGCTGTCCTGTGCGCCCTTGTTCAGTATCAGGGTGATGCTCTGACCCGGTTGTGGGAGCGCGATGTTGTACTCGCACTCAGCGTTTGCGGGTAGGTTGATTACGTGTACCGTGCCCTGATTCGGCGAAAAGTTTGCCGCCGTTACCGAGCTGGGGCTGGCCTGACCCTCCTTGACGTAGCCCTCGACCTCTAGGTCTCGCGCCTTTATCAAGCAGTCCTCGATGACACCGGGGCCGCGCATATCGACATCGTCATCGTTCGGGTCTAGCCCGACAAGCGTATGCACCTTGCCGCTGATGATCGTGCTCGCATGAATCTTGAGCGGGTCCTCGCCCTCCTCGGGCTCCTTCCCCAGCTCGCCGGTAATCGATCCGCCGTCGATGCTGCCGTTGATGATCTCGATGCCGTCCACGGGCGTCTCGCCGCTCAGCAGGTCATCGATGTCATCAAAGTTGTCGTTGAGGTTTCCGCCCCATTCGTTCTCGGAGCCACCTACCGTCGGCTTCCTGAGTCCGTATTTATCTGTCAGTCCTGACACTGCGCTTCCTCCTCAAACCATTCGCCGGGGGTTCTCTCACCGAAATCCCCGTCCCATACCTCAATAATTGTCCCGTCGGCCTTCATTGCCACGGGCCGGATTGCCTGCTCCTTAAAGTCGATCAAAGAGTCAACGTAGATACCGCTGAATGGCTCTGTGTTTAATGCAGTAGCCCCAGCCACACTCATTGCCTTCTCTGCGCTATCGGCGCTCACGACTGCCGCTCGGGGCTCAGGGGATCGCATTGACCTGAGCCAGAACGAGTAATCCGCATCCCCCGCCTGACGCATGTCCGGGTCAACTATCGCCAGCACCTCTCTGTTGGCGGGCATTCCAGACCGGATCACCCTCTTGGCATCAAAGTCCACCACGGCCTCGACCATGCAGTTGTAGGGATCGATAAAGTCTAGGTCTGGGTGACCAGACAGCGCCTCAAACGAGGGCGCCTCGACAATCACGGGGCGAGATCGCGCCATCTTCTCCTTGTATATGATTCCGTATTTCATCAGCTGACCCACCCGTCCCATAGCTTAGCTATACTGGTGCCCTGCCCGCCCTGCCACAGGGACAGGTTGACGCAGACATGCGGGTAAGAGAGGTCAGCGTAGTTGTACAGGATGAGCTGGCCCGAACTAGTCGAGGTTCTACTATTGGAGCTTAGGGTCTTCCTGTTGCCAGAGAGGTAGCCAGCTGAAAAGCCAAACAAGTTCATGCTGACCCGGCACCCCTGCGGACCGTACTGCCACTCAAGCTCGTAGTCGGCGCGGGCGTTTAGATTGAACTGGCCCTGTGCGAATGGGGAGCGGAGGACATAGTACCCATTAAAACCAACGTCACGCGGAGATCCGTTACTGATTCTGTTGTAAAGATAGACACCGCCGTAATAAGTCTTGCTACCATCCAGCGCCACGTTATGGTACTGCTGGTTGCCATTGCCGTCCGAGCGCCTGTCCATATAGGTGGGCTTCATGTTGCTGGCGTTGCCTTGGTTGTAGGCGTCCGGCGCGAGGTCATTCATCTGCTGACCCCATCCCTTACCATAGAAGTCCCCGGGTATAGATATCCCGGTCCGTTTCTTGACGAGCCGATGAACGTCCGCCCTGTCGGTAGCAAGCCATGCGCTGGGGTTTTCGTATAGCTGCTCGGCTATATCTCTCGTCGTTAGCTGGCCCCATGCTGGAAGGGTCATCAGCCTGTACCTATCAATGTAGTGGCCTTGGCCGTGCCTGTGTACTTGATGACTCCGGGCGACTCTTCTACCCAGAGGCTTGCACCACCACCAGCAGTAACCTCTTGACCGCTAACGAACAGCCTGCCTTGTACATAAACGTCACCATTGCTGGCAAGGACGAATCGCTCGTCACCGTTGTAGTTGATGGCAATACTGCCGTACTCGTTATTGGCTATCTCGTAATTGCCAACAGAGTTATTGAGATCAATGGTTGCGGTGTCAGTGCTTGATGTGACGCTTAGATTGCCGTCGCCAGCAACCACAGCGCCCTCTGGCGCCCACTCATCACCAGACCATGTGGTGATCTGGCCCTCTGTGTCACCGTCCTGTATGGAGCCACCACCACCTGATCCAGCGGCCCACATCCAGTATCCGGTGTCAGGATTAAGCTCCCAGCCTGCTACTGTGGGGTCTGAGATAACTCGCTCGCTCACTCTGAAATCTCCTGTGTGGCAATCTCATGCTCCAAGCCCTCTATGAGACCACTTATAGAGCCAGCCAATGCGTCCCTCATACCTTCTAGAGTTGTCTCGTCCTTGGTGGCGTTGCGTAGGGTAGATAGGGTGCTGATAAGTCCCTTGGCGTCAATTACGGGAGCGCCATTCTGACGGAAGCCGTTAAGTCCGTTTACGGTGCCGCCTGAAAAAGTCCAAGAGTTAGAGCCGTTGTATAAAAGGTACTTTGTGGGGGCAGACTGTATCTGGATATGGTTTGCGCCGGTGTTGTCTATCGCATCACCAGTTGAGTTAATGATGATGCCGTTAGCGGCTTGGTTGGCTTGGCCTGCCTTCTCGCCGATGGCTATAGCGGAATCCCCTTGGCCTTCGTATCCTGCCATGTACCCTACCGCTACAGTGCTAAGACCTTGGTTCTCATAACCCGATAAATAGCCAACAGCCGTGGCTTGATTGCCCTGACTTGTCACCCCAGAGTTATAACCAACAGCTACAGTTTTTTCGCCTTGGTTGGTATAGCCTGCCGCTTGACCAACAGCCACAGCCGATTCGCCTTGGTCTGTCTCGCCTGCTTGAAGCCCAACAGCTATAGCCATACCACCTTGATTTGTGTGTCCTGCTTGGTTGCCCAAGGCCAAGCCGTGTACACCCTGTCCGGTAGAACCGGCATTGCGACCAACGGCGACAGCACTAGCGCCTTGGCTTGTCTTACCTGCTGAGGTACCAACAGCTACAGCATTTTCGCCAGCATCAGCTTTAGCCGCTAGTAGCTCACCTTTGACCGTTACTGTGCCTGTGTAATTAGCGCCGTTAGCGTCCTCAGACCAGACAGCATCTTTGCCATCCTTGCCAGCCGCGCCAGTAGTGGGCATCTGTAGCCACTTCTCATCATCCCAGAACAGGACAAGGCCAGTGGTGGGGTTCAGCCACTGCATCCCCTCGGCCTTATCTGTAGGCTCTGTCTCTGAGATAACCATGCCAGCACCAGCACCGCCAGATTCAGCATCCCATACCCACTTGCCATCAACCTCAGTCCAGCCATGCTGTGAGGGGTCTGCAATTACTCTCTGGTTCATTGTGGGCCTCCTGCTGGCATAGCCGCTATCTCTTGCTCAAATCCAGCCACAAGCTCGTCTATGGCCGAGCGCAGTGACTCACGGATGTCCTGTGTCTCATCCATTGTGGCGTTGCGTAGGGTGGTTAGGGCGGTGATGAGTCCTTTGGCGTCTATGACGGGAGAGCCGTCTTGGACAAT